CTCCTTTCAATGGAGGAGCCTACGACCTGCCGACTCCATTTTACATTTCAGGAACTCGCTTAGCGACGGACAGGGAATGGACTCTAGCAGCAAGTAATTTAATGATCAAAACGCCTATCGTTTGGTTGTTAGAAACGATCGAGGAGCAAAGGTTTGGACGTGGAGACTCACGAGAGTTCGAAACGTCGCTTAGGATCTTTTTTCTGGACGAAACTAACATAAAAGACTTCTATACTAAAGATCACCGCCACGAGGTAGTTTTACCAATGCAGAAATTAGTGGATGAGTTTCTGAGTGTCGTTAACGAAGATCGTCGGTTTAAAACGGTGGAGGAGTATCGTTTAAAAACTTTCAGCAGGTTCGGAGTCGAACAAGAAAATGGAATGTTTCAGAACATTCTGGACGCTAACCTATCTGGAGTTGAATTGAATGTCACTCTGACGAAATTTAAGCAAAATTGTAAATGTTAAGTATTAACGCCTAAAAAATAGAAAAAATGGCAATAGGTTGTAATTGTAATGTGGGACTTTCCAATACTGGACGTCCGAACTGTGTACCTCTGTTCTCAGTGGTAAGCAGTATGATCGCCGCACCGTTGTTTGCAAATGACGGTACAAGAAATGGAATTGACTTAAACGCTCCACTTCCGGTATGGGCCGATCTAGTAAATGAGGTTGACGCTTCGAAGCGTTGGTTTCCTATTCCTGCGTTTGAAAACGTAGAACTTCCAAAAGCAGACTCACAATTTGAGGAGGCTAACTCTGGACGTATGGTATTTTTACGTCAAGGAAAACGCTCTTTCTCAGGTGAGTTGTGGGCAGACGACTCGACTCCAACTTTCTTAGGAAAATTGCAGGCCAATCGTTGTGTTGACTTTGGAATTTATATCGTTGACGTAAACGGTAACTTAATTGGATCGGAGGAAAACGGATTCTTGTATCCTATTCCGGTTGACAATCCTTCGTGGGATCCTAAATTTGCTTTCGCTACGGATACCACTGCTCAAAAAATCATGTTGGGCTTTGACTTTGATCGTTTGTTTGACGAGTCAACTATGTACATGATTACGCCAGACGAGGCGGGAGTTAATTTCACAACTTTGAAAGGGTTGATTGACGTTAATATCCTTGATGTAGTTGAAGTGGCGGGTGTGTCAATTACTTTCGACGCGAAATTAGATTACGGAACTGCTTTGAATAAAATTCTTTTCAAAGGAGCAACTGTTTCTGACTTCGAATTGTACAATAACGACACAGCAACTGTTGAAACTATCGCTTCGGTTTCTGAAAACCTACCTACGGAGGGAAATTACACGCTTTCTTTTGCGTTTGTTTCTGGAGACTCCTATACGCTTAGCGTAGTAAAAGCAGGTTTCACGTCTTCGTACACATTCACTGCTATTTAATTTTTTTAGACATGGCTACAAAAACAGCGCAAAACAAAAAACGCCTCCCCTTTACTAAAGCGGGAATGCATAATTTTAAGTCGATCAATGAGGCGATAAAGTATTTTTCGCTACTAGAAAATGGAAAACGCTCCAGAAGGTCCGTTTCGTTTCTTTTTGTAGAAACATTCGAACTTAATGTTGGATCATTTTCCATAAACATGGCGTCGTATTTGAACGACAATAAAATGTTTGAAAAAGTTGTGGGAAACTATTTAAAGAGCAAACCGACTCTTGCTGCTAAAGTAAAAGTGTCTGTTGAAAATTGGATAAAAGAGAATGATCTAAAACAAAAAGGAGTAAAAGATGATTCAAAGGCAGAAAATCTAGAAACGGAAAAAGCGGTTGATATCGCTAAAGTTGAGCCAGAGGACCTGAAATAATCTAATACCCTAACCCAAAAACAAGGCGACGTGATTAATTTTGCGTCGCTTTTTTGCTTATGTTTTAATCAAAACGTAAATTCAATTTAAGCGTGTTTTCCTTCGTTTTAAGAGAGTTTAGGTCGTTTCAAGTATAATGACATTAAAAATTAGAGAAACGTCGGACGCGCATAAATAGTGGGTTAGAGACGTTCAAAAAAAATGTAAAACAAACTGTCAATTTTTTAACTTTGTGTTATGTTGGAGGAAACAGAACTATACAAAATGTTGTGGAGGGTTAAAATGGCTCCTTCAGACGAATTAGTTTGGATCCAAAGTTTCACTACCGAATTAAAAAACATGATCCTAAAACTTATCAAAGAGGATCAGTTGACAGCGCAAGGAATTGACGAGGCGGGAGAAGTGATTGGATATTATTCCTACGTAACTGAATTAATTACAAAAGGAAGGAAGCAGCAGGGCGATCCTTACAACTTAAATGATACCGGAGCCTTTTACAGATCAATGTTCGTGACTCCATTACGTGATAGTTTTGTGATTGACGCAGACGGAAATAAAGGTCAGGACGACCTATTTACAAAATACGGTGAAGGCATAATTGGACTAACAGATGAAAATTTACAGAAGGTTGTTAACGAAATCGCAATCAAATACAGAGCGCAAATGGAACAATTATTTTACGGATCTGTCTGAGTTCCCACTATTTAATTGGATCAAATGTTCAGACGGAGAAATAACATACACCAGAACGAACGTTGAGCCAGACGCAAAGGAAATTGATAGCGACGTTGAGGCATGGCAACATTTGTACGATCAGTATATAAAAAAATATGGACTGAGTAAGTTATACAAAAAATTACTTGCTCTTATGCGAGAAAAAGCACTAATGGAGTGTACTTTTGTAGAAACAAGGGATCGTTTTAAATTGACGTTGATCGAAGTAAAAGAGGTGGAATTAAAAAGCGCTCTGGAAAATAACGGACAAGGAATGTCAATAGATCAGGCACTTGTTCATTTGAGCAAGTGGATTGGGTACCGGCTGAACCCAAAAGAAATAACAGTCGTGGAGTATTTTAATATATTGGAGCAATATGGCAAAGCAAATCAAAAGAACTGACATAGTTGAAGACGACATTTTTAAAGTGACGCGCGAAAGCGCGGACGCTACTTTAAAGAGTATCAACGCTTTAAACGAGGAAATGAAAAAGTCCTCCAAAATACTGTCAGAGGATTTAAAAAAAGCCAATACCGATACGGCAAAAGGCATAAACGATTTTATCAAAGCGTCAGAAAGCGCTCAAAAACTCAAAAACAACTCCATAAAACTAGACGAGGAGGAAATAAAATTACGACAGCAGATCGTTAGGCTGCAAGAAATGGAGGAAAAACAGCGTCTAGCAAAGGAAAAAGCAGACGGACAAGCCATTACTAACGCTCAAAAATTACAAAAGGAGCAGGAACGTCAGGCAAAATCACTTGAAAAACAAGCAAAAGCAGAGCGTGACGCGGCTTCCGCTTACAAGCAACTTGAAAAAAATACACGAGAACTTAAAAACCAATCCAAAGAACTAGCAGCGCAAATGTTGCTACTAGAACAGAACGGAAAAAAGAACTCAAAAGAGTACAGAGAACTATCAAAACAATATAGAGACGTAACAAAGGCCGCTCAGCAAGGGGACGCAGCGTTAAAAAAAATCGACTCTACGGTAGGGGACAATTTCAGAAATGTTGGAAACTACAAAGACGCCGTTGGAAAACTTAACGGAGTATTGGGTCAACTAGGGATCGCGTTTGGTATTGGTACGATCGTAAGTGCTGCAGGTAGATCAGTCGTAGAATTTGATCAAAAAATCGCGGATCTTATTTCGATTACGGGTGCGTCCGGTGATAGTCTGGCATTATTTAAAGAGCAAAGCGTTGAACTTGGAAAGTCAGTAGAAGGAGGTGCGAGTGCGGTAATAGAGGCGTACAAATTGATCGGATCGGCTAAACCTGAATTACTAGAAAACGCTGCCGCTCTTAATGAGGTAACTAAGTCAGCGATTTTATTAAGTCAGGCGTCCGGCATGGAATTACCCGACGCGGCAACTGCTCTGACTGACGCTATGAACCAATTTGGAGCACCTGCGGAAGACGCTGCGCGTTTTATTGACGCACTAGCGAACGGAGCATTATTTGGATCCGCTGAAATACCACAAGTAACAGACGCTTTATTAAAGTTTGGGGCCGTAGCAAAAACGGCAAACATTTCCATTGAAGAGTCAACGGGACTAATCGAGGCACTCGCTGAAAAAGGGTTGAAAGGATCGGAAGCAGGAACGGCACTTCGAAATGTAATGTTGAAACTTTCAGCGCCAGACGCTCTACCAAAGGAAGCAAAAGAGCGATTGGATGCGCTTGGAATTTCGTTTGCAGACTTACAAGACACCTCAAAGCCCTTTGCAGAGCGATTGGATGCTTTAAAACCGTTATTGAACGACAACGCGGCATTGGTTAAGATATTCGGAACAGAAAACGCCGTAGCCGCTTTAAACCTAATTCAGAATACGGATCGCATAAAAGACCTCACTGCGAGCATGTATACGCAGGGAACTGCAACTAAACAAGCGGAAGACAGAACACAAACGTTGTCATTTGCGCTAAACAAACTGAAAGAAACTTGGAACGGGTTAATACTTTCATTCACTGACGGTGCAGGTGCTGGGAAGGTTTTAACTGGTTTTATCACGTTTCTGGCAAATAATCTTGGAACGATAGTAGGTTTAATTGGAAAAGCGGTCGTAGCATGGGGAGCGTACAAATCAATCCTGTTAGCAGTTCAAGCGAAACAGTTTCTATTCAACGGCGGGTTAAAAGACACAATTTCTGGTTTAGGAAATGTTTTCAAGTCGACAAAGCAAGCGACTGAAGGCGCAGAACAAATGGCCACAAGCACAAGCAAAGCGGGAAGGGCTATGAGTGCTATTCCGTGGATGTTAATTATTGGGTTTGCCATAGAGTTAGGACAAGCCTTTTGGGACATGGCGTCGGGAGCAGACGCGGCGGCAGAGGCACAAGCCAGACTAGACAAAACTACTGAAGGATCACAAAAAAAAGCAGCCGAAAGAGTAACTAAACGTCAGGAAGATTTACAAAAGGAAATTGCAGCGCTTCAAAGATTAAGAAATGAAAACAAAATAACTGAAGAACAATTTTTGAAGC